CTGTTTTAAGGTAATCATATTCTTCTTGAGTTACTCCCGTGAGTTTTAATATTTCATCCTCTTCAAGGATATCTTTCGCCAATTCGTTGATCAGATTACGTATTTTTATTTCACTGAGGGCCATAAAAATACCTTATTTTTGCCACAATTCTGCCTTATTTTCGCCACAATTATCCCGCACAATTGTGTCGATTTTAAGGCGGATTTGCTCTCCACCCTAAAATAAATGGGGACCACCCATGTAGTTACTCCCATGAGTGGTCCCCGCTTCTTTACTCGATAAATATCGAGCGCTATCTCAAAACGCTACTCGAATAGCATGTTGCGTTTACGCAAACATGCTAAACGCAAAAAAGATACTCCAAGAGTAAAGAATGATCTGGTGCCAACTGGGGTCTTAAGGGTCGTCGGCGGGGCCGATACAACCCAGCAAGTACAGCGAGAGAACGCTGTCCGGGCTCAGAGCCAACTTCCCCCATCTTCAGAGCTTACTGGGTTAGCCGGTTTTATCACAGACCAGTTTATCTTAATGCGTCGGCACAGGGACAACACCTCTGCCGGTTGGTCACATAGATTGTTGATGGCGCTTCGCGCTTTTAATGGTGTGTACGAGAACGACGTAATTGAGCAAATCAAAAAGTTTGGTGGGAGCCAAGTTTACGCTCGCATAATTGCGATGAAGGCGCGAGGGACTACGTCCCTCTTGCGCGATGTATATTTGGGGGCTGAACGTCCCTGGGGGTTAGAGCCTTCGCCTGATCCCCAGGTTCCACCCGAGATAATGAGCGCGATCCAGCAACTTGTCAAAAGCGAAATACAAGGCGCGGTAAAAGCCCATCAAGATGCGACGCAGTTACAAGCCGCTCACTTGAGCGGCCTTAGTGCAATGCATGAGCAAAATGCAAACCAACCAGCAGTAGCCCATGCGCAAGCGCCCCAAGCTCCACCGCCTCCCCAACCCTTACCTGATGCAAACGCGATACGCGATAGATTCACCGAACTTGAAACTGCTGCGCGAGATGCAGCAAAGCGTAACGCTGCTAAGAAAGCAAAGATTGCAGAAGATAAGATACAGGAGATACTTGCTCAAGGTGGCTTCTATACTGCTTTTGCTGAATTTCTTGTTGATTTACCTATATTTCCTTATGCGGTAATCAAAGGCCCAGTAGTTCGCATTAAGACCAGTGTTGATTGGCAGCGCGACCCGGTTACTCTTAAGAGTACTGCACAAACTACACAGAAACCCATTTTATGTTGGGAGCGTGTCAGCCCCTTTGATATCTACTGGACACCTGGGGTTGCGGACATTGGCGATGCCAACATCATCGAGCGATCAAGACTTACCCGCAAAGAACTCAACGACCTCCTCGACCTGCCGGGTTACGATCAAGCAGCAGTACGGGCTGTCTTGGACGACTATGGACGTGGTGGACTGGTTGACAACTGGGACCAAACCGATGCCGAGCGGGCCATTTTGGAGTCGCGAGAAAATCCCAGGTTTAATCAGAGTGGACTTATTGCATGTCTCCAATTTAGTGGTTGGGCACAAGGTAAAAGTTTGCTTGACGCAGGTTTGCCTCCAGCGATGATTAGTGATGCGACGCGTGATTATTTCATTGAAGCTTGGCTGATAGGGCGCTATGTTATCAAAGTTCAACTTTCCCCGTCGCCGAGGAAACGTCATCAATATTACGTTACCTCTTTTGAAAAAGTTCCGGGCACTGTCGTTGGGAACGGACTCCCAGACTTACTCGCTGATATTAGTACCGTGGCGAATGCCACTTTACGAGCACTTGTTAATAATCTTAGTATTGCAAGCGGACCTCAAGTTGTCGTCAGTGACGACCGACTCGCAGACGGGGAGGATGGTGAAGACTTATATCCATGGAAACGTTGGCATGTCAAGTCTGATCCATTTGGTAATAACACTCAGTCGGCGATCACGTTCTGGCAACCCCAGGCTAACTCTCAAGAGTTAATGAGCGTCTACACGGCTTTTAGTACATTGGCTGACGAGATGTCGGCGATACCAAAATTTGTGCAAGGTATGCCGGGTGCAGGGCCGACCGGTCGCACAGCTTCTGGGTTGGCGATGTTAATGCAGAACGCTGCCAAAATTTTACAGACAGTGGCATCGAACATAGATCGGGATGTGGTTGAGGGCTTACTAACAAATCTACTCGATATGATTATGCTCACTGATACTTCGGGGTTACTTGATGGGCAAGAGGAAGTTAGAATATTGGGTGTCAACGTTGCGATGGCGAAAGAGGCCCAAATTCAGCGCGAGCTTGAGTTTCTGCAAATCACCGCCAACCCGATTGATATGCAAATCATCGGACCCAAAGGTCGTGCCATTGTTCTTAAACAGGTCGCCGATCATCTCAACATTCCCGGTGCTGATATTGTTCCATCCGAAGAAGAACTTGACGATCAGCAGAAGATGCAACAAGCGGCAGCAGCGGGTGCAGCACAGGGGCAACAGGCTTCCGGTAACACTCAGCTCGCTGGACAAGGTGCTCATGCACAAAACGCCAGACAGGCTCAGGGGCAACAAGCGCCCCGACCGGCTCAAGGCGGTCCACAACTAAACACACAACACCCAGCAGCGGCAGGGCCGCCAGCGGGTACAGGTCCAAACGTTCAAGGCATGACTACGCCTCAAGCTAGTCCAGGAGAGTAGGAGCGACTACAATGGCTACCAGTGAAGAACTTCGTATGGAGAGTGAACGCGTAGAAGCACAGGCGCGACAAACGCTGACCGATATGAAAGCAAGACTGGAATCGCTTGCTACAGAAGTGGAAACACTTTTGCAAGCGTTTACGGCCTGGGAAGAAAACTATACCAGAGACCAGGATAGACGAGCCCAAGAAAGACATCCCCAACACCCTGATACAAAACCCAGAAGGTAGGGGAGTAGTTTTTTACTATAGGAGTAACTTTGATGCCAAAACGAACTGGGATGTTAGGGGCAGGGTCAAGGGCGATGGGGGGTGGGGGTAAGAAGCCCAATATCCCTAAGACTACGATGATGGGCACGCCCCCCGCTCCTGGTAGTCCCGGTGGTATGCCAACTGGTCCCGGTGCAATGGGCGGAAGGGCTGCTCCGGGTGCTGGTATGGCTCCTGGTGGTGCCAGTGGGATTGGGGGGTTTAAAAAGGGCGGCCATGTAGGGAAAGAGAAAAAAGAAGAAATGCGGGAGAAAAAAGACCGCCGCCACGAGAAGAAGTAGGAGAGCCAAATGGCAAAGGTTGCTGGCCGCACGACACACGGCATGAAGGGGAAAGAGTGGCCCGCTGAGAAGGGCATGACTGTCCATGCCAGCGGACACCGTGGCAAGGTGAAGGGCGGCGGCCTTGATCCTATCTCTTCGAAGACTTCCAATGCAAAGGGTCGAGTCCCGATGCACAAGAAGGCAACTTAGTGGTTCGTCGTAGCGCAAGCGCAGACGAACAGGAGTAATAAATGGCCAAAGCGGTGCCTGGAGTTACAACGCAAAACCTTAAAGCTAAAGCACCGCATAAGCATGACCCGCTTCCCGAATTAACACACAAGCCGCCACCCACGAAGGGTGAAAAATCAAAGGGTTACAGAGTAGTAAACTACTCTAAGGGTAAGAAGAAATAGGAGAGTAAAATGGCAAAAGTTATCAAGAAGTCTGAAGACCCTGGGTTCTTTGCCCATGGAGGTAAGACGAAAATGTTTGGCAAGGGCTCTGCGGGTCCGGCCAAAGCGGCGATCTCTGGCAAGGAGAGCAATGACCTTGGCGGCGGTGAATGGGCCAAGGGTGGTTCCCAACATATGTTTGGGAAGGGCTCCGCTGGCCAGAAAACTCCCGGAGTAAGCGGGAAGGAATCTCAGGTCGGGTGAGCGTTTACGCGAACACGCTAAACGCATAAAGGATAACGCTCATGTCCATAACCTACGTCGATATCGACTACAGCGGGCGGGTCGCTGCTCTGATCGCCGTAGGTACGGCGTTGGGGGCTCCTGCTAATCTTATGCCCGCACCGTGGGCGTCACCGGGAGAG